ATCCAACAGGTGTAACACCACTCGATCCTAAAGCGGTGCCGGTACCTGTCCTTCAAGCTCCTTCCCCTCCGCGTGTAGCCCTACCTTCAAGCATTGGATCTAATATACCACCCCAGCTACCTCCTCCAGCTCCACCGACAACGCCCCAAGCTCAACAGAAGTTGCAGAAAGATTGGATGGATTATCTGAAGGATCCTGAAGTGCTCGCCGGAATGATTCAGTTTGGGATTGACGTTGGTCAACCTGTGGCTCCTGGACAGACAACGCTTGGCCATATTACTGGTTCTATAGCTGGCGGCGGGGAAGCCATTGGAAGAGTTGTAGGTGCACGAGAGAAGCGTGAGGATGTTGCTAAGAAACAATCTCAAAAGGATCGGGAATTAGAACTGGAAGATTTGAGAACTAAGGCTCAAGCGAAGGCTGAAGCGGATAAGATAACTGTTCGCAGGGAAGAGATTACCGCGAAGAGGGCTATTGATCAACGAGCCAAGCGGTGGGGTTGGAGCCTGCCCTTGTGGAGGCCCAAACAATTCAGGAAACATACTCCGAAGCTTTTCATTAAAACTCCCACCACCAGGGATTGCACTGGACTCGATAACCTGTGTTGGAGCAACTGCTCCCTGTGCCTTCGCAACCAAGTCCCCTACAATATTCGTAGGTTGCGTTGGTTGACCTTTCTTGGGAGGAGTAATCCCTTGCGCTGCCATGATACGTGCAAGCTGATCAGGATTTGAAACTCCTGCTTGCGCAAGCAACGCTCCCATATTAACACCACTTCCCTCTTGACCAAGGAAACTAGTCAATGGGCCAAGCAGGCTTTTTAAGTCAAAGTTAAATGCCATAGTTTTCTCTCTTTCTTAAAGGAAGAATGGTAATATTGTGGAGCCAATACTTAAAATGTCGCTGAAGACACCACCACCACTTCCGGTTCGGGGCGGTGGTAAGCTAGCTGTGGAGGTAACCTTACCCCCTGGTATACCGAACGCCAGAGCTGCCACATCTTGTGCCGTTGCAAATGGAATAAGCTGCTCTGATAAGAAACGATTGGCTTCTTCCGACAACCGAGTTTGTTCATCTGCTCGGCGTTGGATACCAACAGCTTCTTGAATAGATGAAGGTTGTAATGCTAACTCCTGTGTAGCCGGAGCAGCAAATAAGGACTTGACCATAGCATCTAAGGATTGCTGAAAGGCATTGGCTTGAATAGTTGATGTTACATCACCGATTTGACGCAGTAGCGCCTCAGACGCATTTGCTTCTGCAATCCCTTGCCTTGAACCACCAAAGCCCCCGGCAGTTATTGCCTCATGCCGAATTCCAGGTAAGATTGTTCTTTCAAAGCTCTGTGTTAGCGGTCTTATTGCCGCCTCTGTTGCAGCTGCTAATGCTGGGTTACTCTCAGGGAACAACACAGGCCCAAATAAGAACTGAGAAGCATCAGTTGCAGCGCCAGCAAATGTCTCAGCTGGACCTCCTGGGGCTCCAACTGCAAGTGCTCGTTCTTGTGCTGCTAACTGTAGCGGATCTTGGGGAGCAATAGTCGAAGTTGGAAATAACTTTGGAGGCTCTGCAATAATCTTCTTAGCTTCAGGAATGACAAGTCCAAGAAGTTCCTTTTGTTCTGGGGATAGTTCTTGGATTGTGGTTGTAGTTGAAGTGGTCCCTCCCCCACCGGAGCTTCCTCCACCACCACCTCCGAATAGACTACCAATAAAGCCCATGTCAATGTTCCCTTATTCCAGAAATGTCTTTCTCGAAAGCAACGCCAGTCTGCGTATAACCAAGGTTACGCAAGCGTCGCAGGATACCTTTTCTTCCACCTCCGATAGATAAGGTTGCACCTTGCTTATTTGCCCAAACTTCCATCCAGTCCCATACCTTTACAGCTTCCTTCAAATCCTTTCCTCCTCCCCAAACTGTAGTGACAACTTTTTTCTTTGGATATTCTATTAAAGCAGTAAGTATAACATAAAAGAACTCTTTGTCATTATTCACCGCCCAGAGCTGCATATCTTCATTCGTCACAGCAGTCAAAATGGACTCTATGGTATAGTATTCTCCCCATCCCCCAGGCACGTTCTCATGCTCAAGGAATATCGGTTCCAACTGCGGCCAGACTGATGGCAACATCGCAGGCGTAACGAGCATTAGTTGTAGCGCTTCGTCAACCTTAACCAAGGAGAACCCACGCGCCAGCCGATCTTCCATAAAATCCTGCTCCACTTCCAGGGTTCCAAGTGCTTCCGTCTGCAAGTACTATCTGCCCATTCCGAGGTTTATCGGGTTCGGCATATAGTACAGGAAGAAGTATTCCATCTACTTCAATTAAATTAGCCGCAATTTGTCTAAACTCCTGAATTATAAATTCCTGAAGCGACCTAAAGTCTTCAAAAGCAAAATCAAGTTCTCGCGGTTCATATCTCATTACTGAGCCCCCAACAATTCAATCTCTATATCATAGCCTTCCAATTCCCAACTTACATTACCTGTAGTCGCGAATTCAACTGCAAGCAATCTTCCAGCTGGTGGAGTAGATGGGTCAATGAACTCGTCAGTCCCCGGCGTAAATACCGATGCAGTAGTCCAAGTCACCGTGTCCTGTGGAGTTTCTTGATGGCCCATTCTGATATTCACAGGCCCTCCAATCATTCGAGGCCATATACGATTGAACAACTTTCGTTGAGTGAAGTCTATTGTAGGTTTACCACTTCTGTCTATACCACTAATTGCAAGCCCTGTTCGAGTAAGATTGGCAGTTATATTACTTCCATCCTTTTGATTAGTAGTATCTAGTTCATAAAGCTTTGTATTGGTAGCATCACAAGCCAATAACTTTCGAACGAATGGCGGATATAACTGTCCTCCCCAAATTGTAGAATCCTCAGCCCAAGTCTCAGTATCAGAATCCCAACTCGCACCAACAGAAGCTGCGTCAATCGGGCCTTGTGCAATATAGGAAAATGCAGTAATATCTCGAACGCCAATACTTCCATCTACCAAACTCATAGTCAATGCTAAAGTTGGGATGGTATTACCAGTCTCAGGGAAACAAAACCACATTTCCTTTTGAGCATAATTAGTGATACAGTATGAACGACTGAAGTTATCAGTATCTATATTTGTTGAGAGATACTTCCGCCATTTGCGATCTACAACACTCTCAGCTCTTTGACCATCATGGACTAACAAATCATCGCCAGTTGCAACAAAATGCCCTTTGCCAAGTGGTAAGGCTGCAACACAATCTTGTGCTAATATACCGGTAGTTTCAAATATTTTAAAAGTCCTGAAGATACTAGTCCCGCCAATGAACTGCATTCCCCAAGTCGAACCATCCTTATAGATAATGAAAGTATCACCAAGAGCTAGCCCATCGCGAATAAGTCCAGAGCCTACATCAGTTAAATCTAGCTCCCCTGCATCCCTCGTCGCATCAGTCTCATCCCAAGATGAAGGGACAGAACCTGGATCAGCAGGATGGCTCCACTTGACCATATGAGGAAACTCGCTAGCTCCTGAACTCTTCTCAATCCCCAATGCAATGAGGAACTGTTTGAAAGGTTTAACTACCTTCGCCGTCACTCCTGATGGCCAATTAGCCAGGTCGGTAAGCTTAGTCGTGGGTGCAATTGTAAGCCATGCTTGAGGTACGTCTACTCCATTATTAATAATTGGAATACCTCCAAGCAATCCGCCATTCCAACGCTTGCTAATCTCAGCTGTATAAGCACCACTTGATCTAGTTATGTCAGTATGCGTTGAACCATCCAAGTCATAGACTGCAGTCAGACTTGCATATAACCAATGGAGTGATGTACTCGTTGGAATAGCTATGGCCCATTCGGGAGCAACAGTTGGTGTGCCAAACACTGCACTATGCCCAGTGAACTTGATAGCCTTATTATCCTGGAACCTGATGTTGGTTGCCGAGGAAAACGCATTTGGGGGAAGGGCATGTTCCGGTTGATCAGTATCTCTAATGACGCCAATCGCGCCTACATTATTTATTGGAACTCTAACCATTATTTTCCAGCCTTAGCCTTATTCTTGAAAAACTTAATTTCTCTTTCGCGTTCTTGTGCAGCCTTACGTGAATCAAAGGAACCTAGCCGTTTGCCCTTACGACTAAATATAATATGCTTCCCTCCAACCTTTCTTATAGTCATACAGTAATGCTTTCCTGCATGACCATATCAGGGGCAAGCCAACAACTTAACATAGTATCCAACAACGAAGCCTACACCAAGGAAGATCCCCGCTACAATTGGCTTGTTGTTGACTACAAACTTAATATTCGATCTGATTGTTTTCCAAGTCATAGTAATCTCCTACCGTCTTTTCCTCATTGCTCTATCGCCAAACCACCACAGAACGGCAGATGAGCACATGTATATTACAGAAGCTTCGATAGTAGCACGACCTCCAAGGTCAGAAGAGAAGTATAGCATCCCTACTAAAACAATGAGGCTAAAAGTAAGAATAGGACGCACAAGACGAAGCAAGTCAACGACCCAAAGAGAACCCGTACCAGCCATACTGTCGTGGCTGTAGGACGCCATACGGGAATCAGCATCGACCTTAGACTGTGCGATTGCCGTCTCCCTCTCATTCTCTTCCGCGCCGAACTTATTTTGTAACTCAAGAAGCGCAACTGTTCGTTCATGGTCGCTGTCAGCTTTCTTTTCCTCTTGCCATGCGTCAAGGAAAGAGAAGGCCTTCCCTATAATTGAGCCTACAATACCAGTTACACCACCAGTTAGAACTGTTCCTAGTAACTCAAGCATCCCACTTTCCCCATTCTCTCTTTCTACCTAAATCAATGTGCAAGAAAGTTCTATAATAACCAAAGCCTGTAAACCCTTCTTCCTTGGCAATCCGTTCCATCAGC